CAGCTGGTAATGGTGGCTCGGATCCTAAACCTTCAAGAGCTGCAGAGTTGTTCAAACAGCATACTGAAAGTATGTATGGTTCAAAAAAGGAGGACTAAAAATGTCTTTTATTGAGAGAAATGCAACACAGGGCAAGATTTATGCTCCCGGATGGTTTCTCGCTCATGAAGAGTGCGAGAGAAAGACCTATGAGATAGCACAGGTAGGTTCTGTTACTGATGCAAATGGCGGTAAGTATGTCCCTATGGGAACACTTTATTCTATCACTACAGGCGAAGGTGCGTCGGCTGTTACTGACTATATCGGTTTTGTCTATGAGGATGTAGATGTATCGTCCGGAAATATGCCCGGTTCAGTAGTAACTAAGGGAACTGTTTATGAGAACAGACTTCCTGCAACGCTGGCACAGGCTGCCAAGACAGCACTCGAGGCTAAGGGTTTTGTATTCATTACAGAGCCTACAGTAACAAGACCGGAGGAGGTATAAGACTATGGGTAAGTGGGAAAGAGATATACTCGGTTTAATCCCGGAGGCTGAATGGCTGAACACAGAGTTCAACCCTACGAGACAGAATGATCCTATTGATGGACTTCTTGGAGATCTTAAGACTGATAACCTTATGGCACAGTGGCAGACGATCGCCTCTGAATATCAGATCCCTGTTATGGCTCAGTTCCATGGATTTGATACAGAGGCAAAGACGACATTCCGTGAGCCTATCGATACTCATAACATCGAGAAGGGTCTTATCAAGGTTAAGATCAACCAGAGCGAGAGAATGAGAGCATTGCTCCATACAGGTGTGCGTGAGGATGCCCTTTATGATTATGTTCTTAATGATGGTATTCGTCTTGCTGATCAGGTCATCACAAGGTCTAAGGTAGCTAAGAATGAACTTCTTGCTACTGGTAAGGTAACAATCAAGGAAAATAACCTTGACCTTACGGTTGATTATGGTGTTGATTCTTCTCAGACATCACTTACGATCAACTTTGCCGCTAATATGGATGTTCCTGCTCAGATTCAGGCTATCATCGATGCGGCTCTTGCAAAGGGCGTTACTCTTACAGGTATCGTAACTTCAAGAACCGTTATCACAAAGCTTCGTAACCATGTTTCTATTCAGAAGGCTATTAATGGCAATATGGGCATTGGTGCTATGGTTAAGAGGTCTGCTCTTGAAGCATGGCTTGATGAAGAGTTCGGTATTACAAGAATCGTTACAAACGATCTTACTTATGGTGCAGATGCTTCTATTGGTGCTAATGGAAGACCTGTTATCACCAACAAGAGATACTTCCCTGCTGATAAGATCACATTCTTCGCTTCTGCACCGAGCGGCAGGCTTGGTATCGGTCTGTGGGGTGATCCTCCGGAAGTAGATCTTCCTAACTTCATCAGCGGAAATAACAGCGAGGTTAGTCCTTATGTCTATATTTCACAGTGGTCAGAGAATGATCCTGCTGTTCTGTGGACAAAGGCGAGCGGTCTGTTCATGCCTGTTCTCTACAATCCTTCAACCCTCTGGATTGCTTCTGTTGTTCAGAACGACACTGCTGAGCCTGATGAGGATGAAGGCGGCGAGGGTTGATGAATGGAAAAGATACTGACCGAGATATGTGAAGAAATAAATAACTACTTCTGGAGGACGAAGAGAAAAGTAAAACTCACCATTAGCGGTGGTACGTTTACTGCGGATTTCTTACAGGAGGGTCAATACTTCCGTATTAAGAACAGTATCTTTAATGAGGGCGTTCACAAGTATCCTGCAACGGATCTGATAGATGAAAAATTCGAGGGTGAAATATGGTCGATGGCAGTCCCACAGGCTGTCATTGACCTTGCCTCGGATATTGCTGCATGGCAGGAGAAATACGGAAATGTTGACTCACCTGCTATGTCCCCTTACACATCAGAGAGTTATTCGAATTATTCATATGCCAAAAATGCATCATCCGGTTCCAATGGTGAAGCGGATTCTAATTCTTGGCAGGGTGTTTTTGCATCAAGATTGAATAAGTGGAGGAGATTACCGAATCTATGAGCCTTGTATATGATTCAATGGAAGATTCCTATATTATAGATAAGGTTACAAGACTTGATGATTATGGTAGCGTTGTTACCGATTACGTAAAAGGTGCGCCATTTCAGGCAAGTTATTCATTCGATGATTCCACCACAGCAAGAATAGCGGCGCAGGAAGGTGTAAAGACAAGATACACTATTATGACCAAGCGTTCTGTAGTTCTGCAATTCCCGCAGGTGATAGTTCGTGAAAGCGATGGAAAGTATTTCCAAATTATGTCAGATGGTAAGGATAACAAGACACCAAAGATCGCAGGACTTGATTTAAGAGCGGTCGAGGCAGAAGAATGGGAGTTACCAAAGGATGAATAAGCAGCAGGCATACAACTCATTCTGGCGCAGGTTTGGTGTACTTGCCTTTGAGGAAAATACTGTCCCCGATGATGATACTATTCAGAAATTGATAGATGCAGGCGTAGCAGAATCAAAGTATCCGTATATCACTTATCAAGTATTGACAGGCGATATTGAGGATATATTGACAGTTACAGCATCAATCTGGGATAAGAATACATCGTGGGAAAGATCTGATCTGCTCTCTAACCGGATATCAAAGTACATCAAAGATATGAGCATAATTCGCCTTGATAATGGCGGTATGTTCATTAACAAAGGCTCTCCATTTTCGCAACATATGAGTGAAGAAGGAGATCCAAGTATACGAAGAATAATACTGAATATATCAGTTAATTTCTTCACTGATTATTAACAGGAGGAAAAGATAATGAAGTATACACAGATACCTGTAGATACATTCAAGAATATTCAGCTCAATGCAGGAATTCTTGTTAAGACATTCACACCTGCAACGGGTGTGATCGGAGACCTTATCGGTGCTACGACAGGCGGTCTTACTTTCAACGATGCACCGACATTCTCTGATTTCGGTGAAGATATCGATAACTGCCCGAAGAACACGATGGAGTTGAAGAAGCTTGATAGCCGTGAGGTAACAATGGCAGGAACATTCGTAACTGTCAGTGTTGCAACAGCCAAGTCACTTTCTGCAGCGGCTGATGTTGATGCACAAGATACAACTCACATCGTACCTCGTAATGATCTGCTTGCTACTGACTTTACCGATATGTGGTGGATTGGAGACTATTCCGATGTCAACACAGGAGCGAATGCAGGCTATTGTGCTATTCATATGCTCAATGTTCTTAACACAAGCGGATTCCAGATCAAGAGTACCGATAAGGGCAAGGGACAGTTCGCATTCAACTACATGGG